GTAACACGTTGTTGAATCTTGTGAGCCAAGAATAGAAGAAGTGTGTTACTTGGTGTGCTTTCTTCAATAAGTATTTTAACAATTGACTTGCCTGAATATAGTTCTTTTTCTGCAAGTGATAGTTCGATTGGTCTTGTCCATTCTTCAAACTTCTCACCTGTTTCTAATTCCCATAATAATTTTAGTTTAAGCATTTGTGTGCCCCTGTTCTTTGTTTGTGGTTGTTACGCTGTTAGGTCTTCGGTTGGGATACCTACAACTTGTAATGATACTGAACAAGTTTGTACGTCTGCACCTGAACCTGTAACGCTTGGATATTGTGGCAATACTAAACCAGTTAATGTTACACCAGTTCTTAATGTCATAATAAAAGCAATTGTAGTATCTGGGGCTGACTCTGTGCCGTCCCATAATACTTTGTACAAGCTGTTTGGTGATGCGCCTGCGTCGTTTAAAAACTCAATGTCAAGTGTGACGTTTGAGTCTATGTATTTGTATGCTTTGCCTGCAAGAGTGTCAAAAGTTAATCTTTCTGTATCAAAGTTGATAGCAGAAGAAGTAATCTGCTCTGAGTAGTTATTTCCGTTAACACTTAGAGTTAATTGACGACCACTTAAAATAGTTGTTGCCATTGTTGCCTTTCCTAGCCTGTGTAGGCTGTTTGTAGTTGGATTTCAGCAGATAGCAAATCTGTGCTATTTGTCTGCCTAATTCTCGGACTAGATACTGACAGTATAACCCAATTAGTCGGTATAAGTGCCAAGATTGTTTCTATATCATCTTCCAAGTTTGTTAATGCGCTTGGGTTTGAATACGTAGTGCTGACTATTTCAAGAGTTAGTCTTACGTACCAATTCTTTGAATTACCAATAGCAATTGGTTCAAGGTATGGGTCACCAGCCAAAATAAGAGCTGCTGGTGGAATAATAATATCTGGTACGTGGTCGTATGCAGAATATTTTGTGTTATCTGTAATTGCTGTTTTAAGACCTGAACGTAGCGTACTTAAAGGCATAGTTAACCTACTTGACTATTAGAGTCAATATATTTACTTATTAAACCTGTAACTTTGTATAAAAGTGTTCTGCCCATACGATATGGGGCTGGTGTGTAATCAAGGGCTTGTTGTGTGCCACCTGCAGCTAGTCTTGATTGAAATACATCTACAGCAATTTGTAGCACAGCTTCTTCTATAGCTGCTACGCCATTGTATTGTGATAAATCATTTTCAGCAGCAATTCCATTAGGTATAACAAATCTATAATCGGTATGTACTGGTGCGCTTGTTGTTGTAATTCTAAAAGTATATTCATCTACTATTGAAGATATTGTTTTGTTGCCGTTAACGTGTGCTTCAACACCAGATATGGCTACTGTTTGTGTTTCATAAAATTTGTGTGGTCTTGTTGTGTGTATTGTCGTTGTGGTTGCTGTTTCTGAATAGTGTTTGTCTATTCCAACTTTCCATTGAATAAGAAAATCACCAATAGCGTCTTCTGATGTGTCAATGATTGCGTTTAATGCTGTGTCATCGTAAAGAGTATTTGGAACGCCAAGTACAGCTCTTAACTGAGCTGCTGTTACTAATACTGGCATTTCATTCTTCTTTCTTTAAGGGTGAGGCTAGCCACAGGGGCGAGACTAGCCTCACGTTTTAGGGTTTAAGCCTTGTTAAACCAGTTTGCTCCAGCTGCAATTTTTGTAGCTAGTGCGCCGTATCCGTAGTAGTTAACGTCAATTTGACCTGTGTTAATTACGTTGGTGCGTAGTGACAATCTTGGTGATTCGTACCAGGTGTATGACTCAGGGTTTAATACAACCATTGAGTAATCGCCTAGACCAGTTCCACCAGTTCCACTTACGGAACGTGATACGTACATATCAAGTCCTGCAATTTGACCTCTTAAACTTTGTGGAGAAACATTTCCACCAGCATTACTTGGCTGAGTCGCTGTATAGATTGGACGACCTGCTTCGTTGTAACTCATAATTTTACCCCATTGTTGTGGGCTAACTACAATGTTACGAGCAAAACCAAGAGATGCAGAATAAACAGCTGCTGCTGCAGATGAAACGTATTCTAATAGTCCTTCTCTGTCTTCGTCTGCTGCTGTTGCGTTTAATGTACCTGTGTTGGCAACTTCGCCCATTACGTATGCGTCTGTTGCTTTTGCGTATGCAAATTCCATTTGACGTACAAGTTCGTCAAAAAATACTGGTGAAGAACGGTCTAACAATTCTACTGACAATGTTTGTTGTCCACCGAATTTTTTAACTGCAACTGATACGAATGAAGAAGCTGTATCTGTTTCTGATAATGCTGCTGCTTCGTCTGCTTGTGCAACTGTTGGTGCTGTTGTAATTTTTGGAATTTCAAAAGACATACCTGATGCTGGAAGTGTTGCGCGTGAAAGTGCGTCAATAAATCCTCTGTCAGCGTTTGCAATTCCGTTAATTACTTCTTGTGATTGTGGAGTTGGAATAAATGCTGAGTTGTTGGAAGTTGTGTCAGCTGCCATTACATATTGACGGCTGTCTTCGTTTCCAAGTGCTGCACGAATGTTGTGTTCTAAGTATGAACCTTTAGAAACAATTGGGCTTCGTGGTGCTGTGAAGATTGCAGGACGCGCGTTGCGTTCTTGGGCTTCAACAGCTGGGGCTGCAACTTCTGCTGCAACTTCCTCTACTACTTCTGGGGTAACTTCGTTTGACACGATAGTTTCCTCGCTTTCTGTTGGTTGTGAAGTGTCTGCGCTTGCAGCTACTTCTGTTATTTGGGCATATTCGCCAAATGCTGGGAATGTAACGTGTGAAACTTCTCTTAGAGTTGCTTCGTTAACAATTACTTGTTCACCTTTTGTTACATAGTCGTCAATCATTGCGCCTACGCTAAAGCCAGTTCGTAAACCCTCTTGTGCTTCGGCTAATGCGTCGTCTCCTGCATTGGTTCGTGCGATTTTGAATGTTCCGACAATTCCTTTGTCGTCTTCTTCATATCTTGATAACTTACCTATTGGTCTAGTCATATCGTGTTCGGTAAAAAGTTTTATACCCTCACCGATTTTTAATGAGCCTTGTTGAAAAACAACATCACCCATATTGGTATGTCCTACTTGACCAAAAGGAACAATAACGCCTGTTAATTCACGTTTTGATGAATTAGCTGCGATAATGTCGGTTGAGAATTTAATAAAGTTATTCATTTATCAAATCTTCCCTTTCTCTTGCTTCCTCTACTGTCATTACACCAAGAGGAATAAGTTTACTGTAAATGTCTGCGCGTTCTTGTGCGCTTGGTGAATAAAATTCTTCTAAATTGTATTTTACTATTGAACCACGTGGGGTTATGTCGTTATCGCTAAGTCTTTGTGTAATAGAAGTCATTAAAGGACGTAAAGATAAATCTATTAGGCTTCGTCTTTCAGCTGTAACGTTTGAGTAAGTCATTGAGCCACCTGCGTTACCACCTACGTAGTATTCAGGAAGATTACAAGCCCTAGCAATTTCGGAAGCCATATATTGACGTGCTTGGTTTAGCGTTAATTGTTCTGGGCTAAATCCTATGCTTTGAAAGTCGATTGTGTCGTTTACAAAAGCTGTGCCACGTGTTTGTCTTGCTTCTTTCCAAGAATTTAATAGGGCTGTAACTCTTTCGGCTGGCATTGGCAAGTTTGATTTCAACACAACGTTAGGTGTTGGTTCGTCTGCAAATCTTTTAACTGCCTTTTCTAAAGCTAGTGCCGTAAGTATTGTTGTTCCTGCTCTTACAAGTAAACCTTCGTCATACCCAGTAAACGGGATTAGGCTGCCGAGCCCGTTTTCCGGAACAATTGTGCCGTCGACACTGTAGTATCGGACGTTGTGACCTAATGCGTCTAAAGTTCTTGTAACACGGCTTACTGAAATCCATTCAGCAGACAAAGGTCGTCCGTCTGTGCCAAGTTCAAGTGTTCTTAAATATCCTTGACCTGTAAATAGTAAATCTTCTGCAAGAAATGTATATACAGATTGTCCTGTCATACGTGGGTCTGGTTGTCTAATAAAAGGTGGGGTCGGAACTTTGCTGTTGTTTGATTCGCGTCTAACTTCTAAAGGTAATGAACCGATAGTTGCACAAATAATGTTCCTGGCTCTAGCTACAGCTGGTACTTGCATAGCTTGTGCGCGTGATACAGCTGACAAACCAAAATAATCAAAAGGTTGGGCGTACTGTTGGTAATTGTAAGGCGCTACAGCAGCATCTACTTTGTTTACGCTGTTATCTGGTGTGACACCAAGAAGATTTTGAAAGAAGC